GCCAGCCTCCACCTCGATGCTGACCGCAGCAACTTCGGCGAGATCGCTTGGGAAGGAGTAATCGTCGTTGAAACGGACGTAGGACCCGCGCTCGTCCTGTAGCAGGGAGTAGTCCGCTGCTGAGACAGTGTCGGTGCCCCCAGACGAGTTCCGCACCTCGATCACGACATCCGTCGCGGGGAATGGAAGCCGAATGCACCGGGTGAAGCTGTCGGTCGTCACCTGCCAGGTCTGGGTCACCAGGCACCGCCCCAGGATGCCCGAATAGCCGTCAAGCATCGAGGTGGCCGCGCTGATCAGGCTGGAGATCAGCCCGTCCTCGTCAGTGTTGTCGGCATCCACCCGGCAGTTCGCCTTTGCCTCGGCGAGCGAAACCGGGGTGTCGGCCGGCGGGGTGACGAGGACGGGTGCGTGCATCGGAGCTTAGGTCTCGATGTTAAAGTGGAAAGCACCGACCTTGGTCGCGCCACCCTGGGCGATCGCGATCTTGATGCGCTCGCGGGCGATGGCGATCTGGCCGAGCACAGCAACGCCACCGGAGGCATAGAGCGCGGCGGCGCCAGCGTTCGTGTGGGTTGCAGCACGCGGGGAGCGGTGGGCCGTGGCGTTCACATCCGACTCGGTCCAGATGACCTCGCCGGTGCTCTCTTTCGTGATGGTGAAGTCGACACCGTTGGCGAAGGGATTGGCGCCGCCATCCTTCACGTAGCTGACGCTGTGCAGCTTGCCATTGATCGGCGGGGTGTACGCGGTCGCGACACCACTGCCGTCGGTCGTGACACTCACGACGACGCGACGCATGGTCATTTTCGGTTCTCCTTGGATTGGCGCCGCAGCGCCCGGGTTTGAGGTCGACCGGCCTACTCGGCCTTGGCCTTCCCCTTGGATGCGGCCTTGTTCGCCGGAGCGGCGGAAACGGCCTTATTGGGATGCTCCTGCGCAGCCTTCTCGGCGGGCATCTCGACACGCTCGACGCGGCCCGGCAGAGACTTCAGCATCTGCTGGCCGAGCGTGTCGCTGACTTCAAATTCCTGCCCGGGGCGGAGGCTGTCGGCCTGCACCGAGGACACATGCACCTGGTCAAGGGCTCTGAGTTTCATGGTGTTCTCCTTCGGCTCAAGAAAGCGCCGGCCACGATGGGCCGGCGCTCGGTTTCAGCCGAAGGATCAGGCGGCGATGGCGTCGCCGAAGTCGCCTTTGATGAACGCTTCGGGACGGTAGACGGCGAGGCCGAGACGCTCCTCGGCGCGGATCGTCACGAGGTTCTTGCGGAAGTTGTCGCTGTCCTCGGTCGAGATTTCGACGTTGGCGTCCTCGCGGTCGAAGATCTGCGCCCCCAGCTGGAAGGCGCCGGTGAGGAACTTGTCGACAGTCATCGCCTGCGTCTCGACCACCGGCAGGCCCCACAGCCGCGGCGTGACGCCTCCCTGCGGATTGGCAAACAGGTAGGCGCCGTCGTCGGTCTTGGTCAGCTCGATGTCTGCCCAGTCGGACGGATGCATCACGATGCCGGTCGAGGGCAGTTCGGCGAGGAACGCCTGCAGCATGGCGAGGCGGATCACGTCGATCTTGGTCAGCGTGCCGGCAGCCGTCGGCACGATCGGCGCGGCATAAGCCGTGGCCTGCGTGTAAACGCCGTTGAGGTCGGTGCCGGTGCCGCCGCCATTGAGCAGCTGGTTCTCCTCGACGTACATCAGGCCATAGCGCAGGCGACCGTCGATGTACGACTGCAACATCGGCACGTCGTCGAGGATCTGCTTGGTGGCCAGCACCCAGTGCGCGATCGTCGTCACCGAGGTGTTGACGATATCGAACTTGAGTTCGGACTGCGCCTTCGCCGTGCCAGCCGTTTCCGTCACGGTCGCGGCCAGGTTAGTGAAGCCGGTTTCCTTCACATACTGGATGGCGTTCGAGCTGGTGCGGCCCGGCGTCAGCAGGTCGCGGATGGTCATGCGGCGCGTCACCGGGTTGATCAGGCCCTGGCGGTCGGGAACGATCAGATCGCCGGCAGAGCCGTCGGCATCGGTGGTCAGAGCCGAGATGATGGCCTTCACCGCGACGCTCACGCGGCCCTTGCCACCGGACTTGATGAACGCCTTGAAGTCGTCGTGGTCGGTGACGGTCTGGCCGTTGCTCTTGCGCGCTTCCGGCTTGTCGCCGCCGCGCTGCACCATCTTCTGCTCGATATCGGTGAGACGCGCCGCGAGCTCGTTGTGCTTGATGATCGCATCATCGGCCGACTTCTTCGTCGCCTCGGTGACCTGGCCGAGGCTCTTCATCTCCTTCTCGGCCTTCTCGGCGAAGGTCTTTACCTCATCGGTCGCGGTCTTGAGATTGGCGGCAAGCGCCTTGAGGTCGACTTCGGGATCAGCGCCGCCGTTCTTGCGGCCATATTCGAAGGCAGTGCCGTGCATCGCCGCGGCCGCGAGGCCGAGGCTGATCGGGGAGGTCTTCATGTGTTGCTCCTTCAGAGCGATGGAAGTTTGAAAGCGCCGAGTGCGTCGCTGAGCGACCTCACGGCTTCGAGTTCGCCGGCGCTCTCGGACTCGCTCCGATCGAGCAGGTGCTTCAGGCCGCGATTGGCGATGACCGCCGCCTGAGTTTTCGAGAACCCTGCCTCGCGCAGGATGCCCTCGAATTCGGGGAGTGTGGGAAGCGTGCCATGGGCCAGCTTCATCTTCACAGCATCGACACGCGCCGCATCGTTGGCGGGGAAGGTGACGAGGCTGATCTCGACTAGGTCGAGCTTCGTGAGCGTGCGGATACCGGTCTTCTCGTCATAAGACGAGTTGCGCACCCAGTAGCCGATCGACAGCCCAGTGACCGCACCGGCCTTCAGCAGGGCCAGCGCTTCCTTCGCCTGCGACACGGCATCGGCCAGCAGCCGGCCTTCGCCGAACAGCCCGCGGTCATCCTCGGCCAGCTTATCCCAGACGCCGATCGGGGTGTCGGCGCGGTGCTGCCATAGCACCGGCACGGGCCGGCCTTTGGCCTTGATCTCGCGCAGGCTTTCCTTGAAGGCGCCCTTGGCCACCACTTCCTGGTAGGTGTCGACGACGCCGAACACCGAGCCGTAGCCGGTGAACTTGCCGTCATCACCGACATCCTTGACCTCGAGGTCGAAGTCGCGGACCGCCATCATCGCGTGCTTGAACTTCATCGATCGCTCTCCGATCCTGGACGCGCGGCGTCCGCCAGTTTCTTCATCGAGGTCGCCAGTTCGTCGAGGCCTAGCCACGCTGCGAAGGCGGACCGAACCTGCTCCGATGCCGATGCGGCATCAGCGCTGCCCAGTTGGTCGAGCGGCAACAGGTTGGACTGCACCGTCAGGACATCACCGCCATCCATGGGCGGCAGGTTTTCGCGGCGCCGCATCTCGTTGCGGGTCATCCAGCCATTCTGGCCGCCCGAGGCGTAGAGCGTCGCGCGCCCGGTGCTATCGGCCCGCAAGAGCCCCTCGAGGACGAACTCCGCATAGTGCGTCGCCCGCTCTGCCGGCAGCAGAAGCTGTTTCTTCACCGCCTGCTCGATGCGAACTAGGTACGGGCGCAGGCTGTAAGTCAGGAAACCGATGTTCTGCTGCTCGAGCCCACTGCCCCAGCTCGTCGAGTTCTGCGTATGCCCGACCATGAACGGCGGGACGCGGTAGATCCTGCAGACCTGCTCCACCGAGAAGCCACGCGCCTCGATCAGCTGCGCGTCCTCGGGGTTCATTGTCAGTGCCTGGTAGTCCCAGCCATTGGGCAGCGGCATCACCTTGCCACTAGCCTTCGACCCCATGAACTCCGCGAACAGAGCCATCAGCTCCTTGCGCTGCTCCTGGCTGGACTTGCCGCCGGCACCCTCTTTGGCGAAGCCCGCGATCTGCAGGCCACCTTCGAGGAATTGCACCGCGGCATCCTCTGCCGCTATGGCGCCCCGCAGCGTCTGCCAGGCATAACTCACCGGCGACAACCCGACGTCGCCACCAAAGCCGAAGCCGCGGATATGGAACACCTTGCCCGCCGGCAGCGTGAAGCTATTGCCCCGGTCGTTACCACGGTATTGCAAGTCGCCATTGCTGTTGCGGGAAACACCAGTGATCGGCGGCAGCGGCTCCAATGCCACCAACCGATCCCCAAGCCTCTTCTGCTCGGAGAAGGCGTTGCCCCAGCCGCAGACCTGCGCGACCTGTCCTTCCCAGAACTCGGCCGCCGTCTGCCAGGCGTTCGGGCTGTCGTGAAGGATGCCGTAGAGCGGATGCTCGTCCGCCACCACCCGCGTGTTCTGATCCACCTTGCGGTACAACGGCAGCGGCAGTGTGCCCGACGTTTCCGACAACAACCGAATGCACGACCACGCCGTCGACAACGACAGCGCCCGGTCGAGAGACGGCCTCAGCTGCGCACGTTGCGCATAAGCCGTCATCGTTTCCTTGTCGTCACGCCCCGATAGCTTCGGGCTACCCGCCCAGTTCCACAGCCAGCCGAGTGGGTTCACGACGCCAAAGCCTTCATCTCGCTGAGGAAGTCGCCAAGATCCACCACAGACGTCTCCCCGAGCTCGTTATCCGCCGCCCCTACCCCCATCGCGAGGGTCACGAGCCCGTCGATGCGGCCCCGGCTGCGTTCCTTGTCGAAGGCCCGGTTTTCCTGCCCGTCGCTGACGACATGCGCGTTCGCGGCGCACGACGTAGTGACAGGCGAGTCCTCGACCGTGATGGTCTTTTCGAGGATGCGGTCCTCGAGCCGTTCGATGCTGCGAGGCATCGTCAATTGCTTGTCCTCGAACCGGACCTGCTTGCCCTGCGTGTGGCTCACCAGCTTGAGGCCTGAGCCCTC